GCGTCGCGAATTTTGTTCGTCGGCACTTTGGGCTCAAAATTCAGCTCCGCCGTATGCTCGATCTTCGGCATCTGGGGCACCTGCGGCGTCGGGAACTTCAGCTCGATATTTTCAGACGCTTTCTTGATGCCCGACTGAAACGCTGCGAGGCTCTTGGTCACTTCAGCGCCGATCGATTCTCCTAGCTTGCCGGCGAGCCTGTTTCGTGTGGCTTCCAACTCCTGCTCTAATCTTGATTTCGCCCGGGCCGGAATCTCGAAGCGTTCGATCGCTATCGTGCGAATGCCTTCCGTGAGCGGTTTCCAGACGTCAGACCACTTCACGCTGCCCCTGATGATGCCCGGAATGTTCTTCACCAGGTTCACGAGGTTCGTGAACAGGTTCGTGAAGACGCCCTTCGTGTAAGCCCAAAGGTTCTGGAAAATCGCGCGCCAGTTTCGCAGGAAGTAACCGAGAGCATACGGTATTACTTTCGTCAGGCCCCAGACGATGACGTTCCAGCTTTTTACGGCCGCATGCGCGACGGCATAGAAGGCCAACTCTGCCGCCGTCCGCCAGTTAGCAATGACGGCCCTGATGGTCGCTATTGCAACGACGACAGTCTTAGCGAGCACCTCAAAAGCCTGGCCGATGAATCTCCACACGCGGGCCACCACAGTGATTAATCCCGACGTCTTCGCCCAGCGGATGTAAGCGCTAATCAGTGCGAGAACTATCGGGATTATGCGCCGCAGTGCTGCGGCGATCGCCTGAAAGACCGGCCGCATTGCACGGTATGCGACCGCGAAGACGTTCACGAACTTGCGGGCGACCCCGCCGGCTATTGCGACCACTCTTGGCAGGATGCGGCCAACGTAGGCTACCCAGCCGGATACTTTTTCGCTTAGCGTCGCCACCATAGGCGCGATCGCGATAACCGCCCGCTGCTTCAGCCCGCGGAACGCCAGGCCGAGCCGCGTGATAGCATCGTTGGCCGCCTCGACCTTGGCGGCGTCCACGCGATTGAATGATGCCCCCAGCGCTTCGGTTTCTTTTCTGGCCTGGGCCATAGCTGCGGAGCCGCCGCGGAGCAGATTGACGAGCTGAAGGCCGCTGCGCCCGAACAAGTCCATTGCGGCCTTGGCCTGCAATGCGGGCGAGGGTAACTGAGCTATACGGTCGGCGATGCGCGCGTACGCCTGGTCGAGCGGAATGCTGATCAGTTCGCGGGACTCCAGGCCCAGCATCTGGAGCGTTTGGGCGTAGGTGCCGCCGCGTGTGGCCGCCTCGCCCAGGCGGCGGCTGAGCGCTTCCAGGCCGCGCTGCAGAACTTGCTGGTCTGCGCCGGCGAGCTGGGCAGCGTGTGAGAGTGCTAAGAAGCCTTCCGTGCTCATCCCGACACGGTCGGCGGCTTTGGCGACCTGGTCGATCGCGCCGGCAGTCTGCTTGAAGGCGGCCAGGGAGAATGCGCCTGCTATGGCACTGCCGATGCCGACGAAAATACCCGTGAGCCTCATCGCCTTACCGGCGATCGAGCCGAGCGGGCCGAGCACTTTACCGGCAGCGCCGCCGACGCTGGCCAGCGTCTGGCGGGCCTTGATGGCGAAACCGCTGATCATACCGCTGGCCCGTGTCAGACCCTTCTGGAGCGGGCCTGATCGTGCCTCAATCTCGATCGCCAGTTTCGCTATCGACGCCATCGTCTTTCAGCTCTCGGCAGTTCGCACGCACCTCAAGGAGAATCATCGTCAGTCGGTCCAGAGCGCTGGTCACACGCCCCAGCTCGCGTTCCATGCGCCCGTTACGCTCCGCGATGAAGCTCTGCCAGTCACGTGTCATCTGGCGGATGGACCAGACGATGATCACCAGCAGTGGCGCCTCGATTACGGTCCCGATTATCCGCTGCAGCCATTCCATCTTTCATTGCTTTCATCGCCTGCTTCAGCTCGCGTAGCTCCTGGCGTATGCGTTCGCGATCGGGCGTTCTTTCCGGCCGATCGGCCAGCAGCAGAAATTGCTCGAGGCGGAAAGGCCGGCCTGTGAAGCCGCCGGCGATTACGGCCGCCAGCAACGCTGTCTGCAGATCGCCGCGATATTCACCCCACGGCTCCAGCGACCAATAGGCCAGCCATTCCTGCCACTGCCTCGTAGTCAGCGCCTCCAGCAGTTCGTCCGGATGCGTATAGCCGAGTGCCAGGCAGAGGCGGAACGCTATGCGTCGTTGCTCGTTTTTTTTAGCTCGCCGACCAGCTCCTCGAATTCGCGCTCCTCCCAGCCATTGAGCCGGCGTGCGACATCCAATACCGGAGCAACGAAACTCGCCGGCAGGTCGTTGAGCGAGTCGGCATCGTCTGGCCCGAACAGTGCGGTGCCGTCGCGGTCGCATAGCACCAGGCCGAGCAGCCTGGCCGTAGCGCCCTTCAGGTCGATCTTCCCTCGGTCGCGCACCAGGCTCGCCTCGTAATAGTCGCGTTCCCTGGCGCTCAGCTCGCGAACGTAAACCTCTCCGTGCGGCGTCTTCACCGACTCCACGCGCCGGCGCGACCGCAGCGCCAGTATCTGCTCTCGCATACTCATACCTCTTCGCTCCATCGATCCTGGAAGGTATAGGTAGTCGTAATCGGTTCGCCCGGCTGGTAGTTCACCTCCCGGCCGCGCACCACCTGCCCCCAGAACACCTCATCGTCTATCTGCAGTTCGCCGGTATCGCCGGACTCGACGTTACCGGTGCCGTAGACCTCGACTGTGATCTCGCCCGGCGACTTCGGCACGCGGAAGTGGTACCAGCCATAGCCGGCCATTTGGACGGCTTTAATCGCGTACTCTGGGTAGCGCACGCGGACCGATTTGACGCAGCCGAGCTCTTCGCCATTGAATTTGACCGTAATGCCCTCCGCCAGCGGCGGGGCTGCGGAAGATGATGAGCTCATCGGCTACGCCTCCGTGCTAGCCGCCGATCTATGTGTCAGTGAGCTGGAACGTATAGGTCGTGGTGATCGGTTCGCCGGCCGAGTAGTTGGTCTCCTTGGCCTTCAGGAACGCGTTGAACGACTCGGTATCGATCTGTAGCACGTCGATCGTGCCGTCAACGGTCAGCGTTCCCGTGCCGTAGACCTCGATTTGAATCTCGCCCGGCGACTTCTTTCCGGGCCAGACTGTCACGTCGGTATCAGAGAGGCATTGGACTTCCATCGCCTCGAGGCCAGGATACGTGACGCGCACGTCGCGCACGCAGCCGAGACTCTGCCCGCCGAAGGTGACAGTGATGCCGGCTGCCAGATCGGGTGCCTGTGAGCTCATTCCTTCTTTCCCCCCTCTTGCTAGATGGCGGCGGTCCAGACTGATGCTAGCAGCGCCGCCTCGAACAGACCTTCCTCTCCTTCTACGGTGAAGTACGCCTCGTCTTCGTCTTCGATGTGCACGTCCTCGATGCCCGTTGCTTGGCCCGGCGCTGCAACCAGACGCGACTTGATTTTCTCAGCCACCTCATTCGCCGCGGCGTAGCCGGCGGCGAAGCATCGATACCAGACCCCGATGCGTTTCAGCGTCAGGTCGCCCTGCAGCGACGGCCAATGCTCGCTGCTCTCGACCTCGTAGACCACATACGGTGCTGTGACGCCCTGCGGAGCGCGCAGCGGGTAGAGCCGCTCGCCTATCAGGCCGGCTACAGCCGGGTCGTCCAGCAGCCAGGTTCGCAGGGTAGCCTGGATCATCGTCTTCGCTGTTGGGCCGCGATCCGCAGCACCGCGGCCGCGAACTCGCGGCTAAAGATCTGCTTCACCTCTTCGCGTTTCGCCTGCAGCGCAGGCCGCATGAACGGTTTCGCCGGAGCCGGGCCTGGCCCGCCATGCCCGAGCTCTACCAGGTGTGCGTAGCGCACCGGCCTTCTGTTGCCGGGGCCGACATAGTCGGCCTTCGGGCCGAGCCGCAGTCTGATGAGCTGCCCGCGCGTCTCCGTCTTACGGCCGATGGATCGCTTTAGCGCGCCGGTCTGGACCGGCGCGTTCCGCTTCACCTCGCGCACCATCGGCGTAGCGGCCTTCGCCAGGGCGGTTCGGATCGCTTTGCGCTGCCGGCCGCCGGAAAGTGTGCGGAACGCTTTCATGACCCGGCGAGTGCCGCTTATCTTCAGATTCAATGTCACCGCCATGTCACGTTTCCTCCCGGCGAACCAGCAGCTCCAGGAGCTGCTTTCGGCCGAGCCTGCGTACCGCCAGGATCGACCATACTCGACCGTCTTCTACGGCCCGCCAGTCCGCCTGCACATCGTCGCGGTGCCGGATCAGGATGCGTGCTGATACTTCCGGCATCACCTGCTGGGCACGCCACAGTTCCCGGCCGCCGGACTCCTCGACCATGGCCCAGACGGTCGCAACATCGCTCCAACTAACCTGCGAATCGCCGGTCTCGTCTACAGTGCGCACCGGCTGCTGCAGCGTCAGGCGTCGATCCAGTCTGCCGGCGTCCATGACAGGCATCTGTCACCGCCCCTCGAGCATGCCCCAGCGGAACTGCCGAAAGATCATGTCGGCCACCTCAGCCGATGGGTTCTGGCGATTGTCGTAGTGGTGGCTGATCCAGAGCAGCATCCCTGCGCGCAGGCCTGCAGGCACATCCGAGCCGGTATCGCCATAGCCGGCGACGAACCTCACGGTCACCGCATCCTCACGGTGCGCTGCGATCGGCCAGTAAGTATCGGGCGCTGGGCGAACGCGGCCCGGCTCGCCGTCGGTATCCACTACATAGTCGCTGCCTTCAGTCAGCGTCTGCTGGTTGCCGCCGGCGTCGTAGTACGTTAGCGAGCTGACCGATTGAAGCGGCGGTCGCGGCAGCTCGATGGCTCCGTTGTTCGCGGGGAACTCCGGCAGTACGAGCTCCCACGTGGCCGTTATGAGCTGGCGACTGTCGGCGATCAGCTCTGCCCGCTGCCTGGCGGCCTCGATGAGTGATGTGATCAGCGCATCGTCCTCAGCGTGTTCGACGCGCAGGAACGCCTTCGCCTCCGCCAGGCTTATTGGCTCGCTGGCCGGCGGTGTTACGAGCCGCAGTCTCATGGAGCGGCCCCTTTCTTCTTTCGCTTTGTCTGCCGTCTTGAGCGCGGCTGCACGCCGCCGGCCTTCTCCGCCGAGCGTGCCAGAGCCTCTAATGTCGCCAGGCCGTCACGCACCAGGCGCTGTGCGAGCCGGCTATCGAGCTCATAGCTGCGGCCGGCGACAAACCGCATACCAGGCAGCACGAAACTATGCAGCGTGCGGATGCGCATCGGCTCATCCCTTCCGTCCTGGCGTGGGTTAGAGGCCGCCGGCACATCGCTCGGCGGCGAGGGCGCCAGGCGGCCTCACCCCCCCAGGACCCACTTCAGGCGTTACGCTGCGGCCATCTGGAGCACCTTCACGGGGTTGGTCCCGGCATCGATCAGCTTGCCGTCGTGGCGGCTAAAGGCCAGGAACGCGACCTGGTGGTAGTCGGCATAGCGCTCGTTAAGCCGCAGCAGCGTGATGCGGCGCACGTCGCGAATCCAGTACTTCCGGAACTGGCCGAACAGGATCACCTTCGCGCTCGCTGCGATCTGGGCCATGTCGTTGTTGATGACGACCGGATAGCCCAGCAGTCGCTGCGGTTCGCCTTCGGTCATGCTCGGCTGCCAGATCGGAAGCCCGTTGTTGTCGGTCAGTTTCCGCAACGTGGCGACCGTCTGGTCGTGCATCATCCACTTCGCGCCCTGGCGATAGGCCACATCGACCGAATGGACCAGGTCCACCAGCTCATCGTAGGTAATGGCAGAGGTGCTGGCGGCCGTGACGCCCACGGTAGCGCCGGTGACGATCCCTTCGGGCTGGCCCGAACCACTACCGGTCGTGAAGTGCTCATTCAGGATGCGAGCGATGCGTTCGCCGAGCAGCGAGCCGATCAGCGACTCGACGTTCACGGCCGAATCCTGTAGCAGCTCGACCGAGACACGAACCATCTTCGAGCTGTACTTGTAGGCCGAGAGCGTCACCTGCCCGAAAGTGACATCCTGCTCGGTCACCTGCGTGTTCTCGGCGAGGATCACACCCTTATTTGACGTGTCATTGACAGTCGGTATGTCGAGATCGCCGCCGCCGGCGGTACGGATCACAGTCGCCACGGGACGCACACCGCCGAAGGCGAGCAACGCACGCTCCACTTCCGCGCGGAGCTGCTCGGGCACCAGGTAACCGCCGGCGCTATCGGTGCCAACGCCCTGGGCACGCAGCTCAGCCTCGTTTTGCGGCGCTGTGGCCAGCAGCGGTATCTCCAGCTCATTGCGCGT